GTGGCATTCACAGATCCCCAGTCCATCACCATCTCAGGTACCGCTATCTCTCTCCCGCGAGTCTCGTCGGGGGAGAATAGCAGCAAGTACCTGAGTGCTGACGGACTTGTGCAGCTCACGGCATCCTCCACCTACGGGCGGAGGACGCGCCGAGTGCTGCGCGTGGATCACTCGAAGATCTCCGCGGACGTGTACCTCCCGTCTCAGAACGTGAAGAAGTCGATGACTAACTACATCGTCTTCGACATGCCTGACACGGGTTACACGAACGCGGAGGCCATCGCAGTGTATCAGGGCTTCAAGGCCTTGTACACCGCATCGACCGACGCGCTCATCTCCAAGCTTCTTGGAGGTGAGTCGTAGATCGGAAGATCTCTCAAGGGTGGAGGTGCCAGAGGTCGGCGACCGCATATCCGCGAGGATATCGATCGTCCAACCTTCTGGGACTTCCTCACCAAGGAGGATGGGGGCACGGAAACTCTATTCCAAGAGTTTCTGTTGCTCTTTACGAGTGGATACCGGAATCGACACAATCGCCTCGCGGCGATGGTGTTGGTGGCTCTAGCCTATCTCATCGATAGGCGATAGTTCCCCCTGATCCGGTACGGATCTTAGTCAGCTGCAGGCCAGGAACCTGACCCCCTAATCAAGGAGGCCGGTTGAAAAGCCTGCTGTTGCTCTGGTCCAAGATAGCGGACGAGTCCGCTATCAGATGTTGCACTAGCGCCGCCCTGGACTTCAAGAAAGTCCAGTGCCGGTTCGAACATGAAGGGTTATCATTCCTCACGATAACCTTGCCAAACTTTGGCAAAGACTTTGAACTAAGTCTTGACCAAGGGATGGTCGATCGCAAGCTCTTCCAAGGGTTTACGTGGAAGGCTGGTCTCCCCCTGTTCTTAGGAGGTTTCCTCGATCGAGTGTTCGACCGTAATAGCGGAGTGTTGCTCGATGAACCATGTATCGATGCAATCTTAGCGATACGTCAGCTGACGCTGATGTTCGGTAAGTTGTCCGTCCCTTGCTCTGATAGAAGGGTACGGAAAGCGATACGTGGTTTTGTCGAGAGTGAGAAGGAAGTCAGAGATGGAGACGCTAAACGAGAATCATCCGACCTGGATGATTTCCGTCGCGTTAGCCATCTCCTGTTTGGAGACGTCTTCCAATCCATCAATCGAAGGATTGCTGGAGGAGAGGCTATCCCCAAACATGGTCCTGGTGCTACTGCTGATAGATTTTCGGGTAACCGAAAGTTTAATCAGCGCACATGGACCACACGTCTAGAGGAGGTTTTCCCAGCTTGGGAAAACCTCATTCCTAATTGCTGGTACTTACCAGCACTTGACGACGTTGACTTCCTCGAACCCGGTCAGGAATTACCCGTGAGGGTAATTACTGTACCTAAGACGCTGAAAACGCCTCGAATCATTGCAATCGAGCCTGTTGCGATGCAGTACATGCAACAGGCAATTTTGCAACTGATCGTCAGTGCGATTGAGGGCAAGACAATCCTCAATCGCATGATCGGATTCCGTGACCAAACTCGAAACCAGAGAATGGCGCGGGACGGCTCCCTCATCGGGAACCTGGCTACGATAGACCTATCCGAAGCCTCCGATCGCGTTTCCAATCAGCTCGTACGGGAGATGACGCGCAACTACCCTCATTTGCATAGGGCAGTTGACGCCACTCGCTCCCGGAAGGCTGATGTTCCTGGCCATGGTGTACTTCGCCTAGCCAAGTTCGCGTCTATGGGTTCAGCTCTGTGCTTTCCCTTCGAAGCGATGGTCTTCACGACCATCATTTTCTTAGGGATTGAGCGAGAGCTCAACACACGCTTGACCGACAAAGCTATCCAACGGCTGAGTCGGCGGGTGCGTGTCTACGGAGACGACATCATTGTCCCCGTAGATTATGTGCAAGCCGTCGTATCGGAACTAGAACATTTCGGTGCTCTAGTAAACCGACGCAAGAGTTTCTGGAATGGTAAATTCCGGGAGTCTTGCGGTAAGGAATATTTCAATGGCGAGGACGTCAGTATTGTCCGCGTCAGAGATTTGTTCCCTACACGACGGCAGCGCGTCGCAGAGCAAGTCATTAGCATCGTGTCTCTTCGTAATCAGCTGTACTTTGCTGGTTACTGGAGCACCTGCCAATGGCTGGACGAATACATCCGGGGGGTACTTCGGTACTTTCCGGTTGTTCTTTCGTCTTCCCCTGCGTTAGGTCGGCATAGCTTTCTCGGTTACCAACCCGAGAGGCTGGGCCCTAATCTACACGACCCTCAGGTTAAGGGTTGGGTAGAAGTCTCCAAAAGTCCTCCGGACCATCTGGAGGGCTATGGAGCCCTACTCAAGTACTTCCTCAAGCAGGGTGAAGAGCCCTTCTTTGATGTGAAGCATCTTGAACGCGCTGGGCGTCCTCGTGCCGTCAACATCGTGCCGAGGTGGGTTTCCGCCGTGTAAGTGGCGGACCTGGGCCGCAAGGCCCTTGGGGAGATACCTTGGTGGCGTCGGACTACCTAGTCCGTCTTACCACATAGGAACCTCCGGAGATG